TGGCGTCGATCAAAGCAACCGCCGCAATGTCGGCTGAAGTCGCAGCCCCGGTCATTAAACTGACCGGAGCGGTCGAAATCATCGGAACGCTGAGCGTGTCCGGGCTGACTGCGCTGCAGGCGGCAACGGTGATGGGAACTGAACTGGCACCCGGAAATGACCGGTTTTAATACGGAGCAAGGAGGAATCAGATGGCAACAAAGTACGCAGTGAAACAGAAAATATGGTTGGGCGGCCGCCGTTATGAGGCGGGCGAAGAAATTGAGCTGGAAGAAGCTCAGGCAAAAACGCTGGTCCGGGCTGGAAAAATTGAGGCGGCCTCCCCGGCAAAATCAAAGAAACAGAAACCGGAAGGCGGTGCGGAATGAGTGACCTGGTACATGGCGTTGAAGTAATTGATATTGATGAGGGTACGCGGCCCATCAGCACGGTACGCACAAGCGTTATCGGACTGGTCGGCACCGCTCCGAATGCCAACGCAGCGGATCTTCCGCTTAATACGCCGGTTCTGCTGGCAGGTTCTCCCCGGACGGCACTCAACCTGGTGCGCGGCGGAAACGCTGAAGCAGACGGCGGAACACTGGGAGAAGCCCTGACAGCAATTTACGCGGTGACCAATCCGGTGATCGTGATCGTTCGTATCGAAGATCCCGGAGCCGGTGTGCTGGCCACAGCGTTAGCCGGGAATGCACTTGAACGCACCGGTGTTTATGCCCTATTGAACGCTGAAAGCAATACGGGGATTAAACCGCGCATTCTGATTGCCCCGTGCCCGGACGGATTCAATTACGGCGTTGGCGGAGCCATTGATGGAGCTCCTTGTGCGGCGGCACTGGCTGTTGTGGCAGAACGGCTCAAGGCGGTCTGCATTATTGATGGACCGGATGCTGATTCCGCCGATGCAAACGAAGCCGTCCAGGTAATCGGCAGCAAGCGCGCTTTCCTGGTGGATCCGTGGGTTGAGTATAATGACACCTACCAGGCCAATAGTCCGTTTGTAGCCGCGCTTATCAGTAAGGTGGATAATGAGGAAGGCTTCTGGGTCAGTCCGAGCAACCATGTGATCCCCGGAATTACCGGTCTGAGCCGTCCGATTGATTTTGCGCTGGGCGACCCGGCCTGTGAAGCGGACATCCTGAACGGTTTTCATGTCGCAACGATCATCCGCCAGGGCGGATACCGGCTGTGGGGCAACCGCACCTGTGAAACGGTGGATACGAAGTGGCGCTATCTGAGCGTCGTGCGCACGGCCGATATGATCAACGAGAGCATTCTCGCCAGTCATTTGTGGGCGGTCGACCGCGGCGTGACGGCTACCTATCTTGAAAGCGTGGTGGATGGCGTGAAAGCCTACCTGCGTGCCAAGAAGGCGGAAGGCGCGATTCTCGGCGGCAACTGTTGGGTGGATCCGGAACTGAACACTCCGGAAAGCATCCAGAACGGCCAGGTCTATTTTGACTTTGATTTCACACCGCCCTATCCGGCGGAAAAGGTGACGTTCCGCAGCCATCTGGTGAATAACTACATTACAGAAATCATCTAAGGAGAAAGATTATGGCCTTACCGAAAAAACTGAAGAACATGAACCTGCTGGTCGATGCCTACGGCTTCGCCGGGAAGGTTAATGAGGTGACACTGCCGAAGATCGTGCAGAAACTCGAAGAGCACCGCGCCGGCGGCATGGATGCGCCGGTTGGATATGACATGGGGCTTGAAAAGCTCGAGTGCAGCTTTTCGCTGGCTGAGTATGACCCGGCCGTGCTGGTGCTGTTCGGCCTGACGCTGAACAACAGCGTTCCGGTGACGGTGCGCGGCTATGCCGAAGATGAATCCGGCAAGTCGCAGACCATTGTTGCCCGGATGCGCGGACGGTTGACCGAGCAGGATCCGGGAACCTGGAAGCCGGGTGACAACGCCGAGCTGAAAGGAAAACTCAGCTGCACGTTCTACAGCCTGACCATTGACGGCATTGAGCTGATCCATATCGACATCCCGAACATGGAACGTCGCATTGCCGGCGTTGACCAGCTGAAGAAACAGCGCGAGGCGCTGGGAATGTCCGGAAGCACGCTGCTGAACGACCTCGGCCATATCGGCCTTGATCTCGCTCAGCAGTATCTGTGAGCGGATTCAAACCGATGATGCAAGCTTCCGGGGGAAACTCCGGAAGCTTTTTTTGTCTTCGGGCGGGTGCGCCATCGCAGTCTGCCGGTGCGCAATTTATTCGGATAGATTGAGCGGCATAACAAACGAGGAGGTATCAAATGGAAACGATCAAACTGAGTTATCCCGTAGCTGTTGGCAGCACAGAAATCAAAGAGCTGAAAATCCGCCGCCCGAAGGTGCGCGATCAGCTGGCGGCAGCTAAAACCAAAGGCGGAGACGCGGAACGCGAAGTGGCGATGTTCGCCAATCTGTGCGAAGTGGAGTCGGTTGTGATTGAAGCGCTGGACATGTCCGACTATTTCAAACTGCAGGAGGCGTATAAGGTTTTTTTGTCCTGAGGCCTGAAGATGCCCGGCGCGGATGTCTTGTGCTGGCATCATACACAGGCTGGCCGCTCAGCGAGATGCTTGAGATGAGTTGCGATGAACTGCTGGCGTGGCTCAAGACCGTGAGCGAGATGAACGAACCCACTCGGAAAACCTGACGAATCCAACGGAAAAAAAGATAAGCGGGAAAATGAAAATAGCCGACATAATCATAGCTACTACCGGAGCGGCTATCATACTGGCCGGATCCGGCCAGCTCACACACAAGGAAACGACGGTCCAGAATATCCACTCTCCGAGAAGGAGCTTATGAACAGGCTGGAGCTTCTTTATGTTTAAAACCATGACGGCAAGCGTAATCATAGGGGCCGCCCTTGGCAACTCCTATTTCCGCACGCTAGACACGGCCGCCCAGGCATCCAAGCGGCTCGGTGCGCAGTGGAAAGAAACCGATTCAAAGCTGAAGGCGGTGTCCGGTGTTGTCAAATACCGCGAGCAGCTTGAACTGCTGAGAGCCAAACAGGCGCAGATGGGTACTTCGAGCGAGCGGCTTAATCGTGGTATTGCGGAAGTTGAAAAACTTTACCGGAAAGCCAAGACAGAGGCCAAGGCCTACGGCATTGCTGTTAAAGATGCCGCGAATGAACAGAAACGGCTCGGCGCAGAGCTGGCGAAAATTGAACAGCAGCAGAACCGGCTGGCGGCCAAAGAACAGGCCGGAGAAAAGTTGAAAACGCTGCGCGGCCGGTTTATTGGAGCATCGGCAGCACTGTACGGATTCGGACGCATGGCCGGTTCGGCAATGGACCGGGAAGAAGCTGCTCTTTATCTGCGCACAGCGATCAATGCACAGGACAAGGATGCGGCGCTCGGCCGCTCCCTGCAGCACGCCCGGTCTTTCGCCCGCCGCACTCTGGCAACCGACACGGAAATTCTGCAGATCGAATATCAGCTGAACTCCGCCGGTCTGGCCGAGGATGTGGCCCGCGCCGGAACCGAGGCGGTGCATAAGGTGGCCAAGGTGACGCGCGGCGATGCCGAGCAGGTCGCCGAAATTATCGGGATTACATTCAACAATCTGGGCAATGCATTGAGCGGGCCGGCTGCGGATAAAATGGCGCAGATCGGAAACATCCTCACCAAGGTGCAGCTGAAGTACCAGATCCGCGATTTCGGCCAGCTTGGCGAATCGATGCGGTATGGTGCGGCCGCTGCGGCGGCCTATAAAGTTGAACTGGATCAGACCGCTACGATTCTCGGCCAGTTAAACACGGCCGGCCTGCAGGGATCGCGGGCCGGTACAGCATACAAGGCCATGCTTGGTCACATGGGTAAAGCCGCCGAGGAACTCAATTTTGAAGTTGTCCGCGGAACAAACGGACAGCTGGATATGATTGCCACGCTGGAAGCACTCAACGAACAGCTGAGTGATTTGGATACCGATGAGCGGGCCAACCGTCTGATTGAGCTGTTCGGCTATGAAGGCGCCGAAGGTGTTATTCCGCTGCTGGAAAAAATTACGCTGCTTAAAGAGGGTTTAAAGGAAGTTTCAGCGGCCGGCAAATCCGGTCTTGTCGATGAAGAATATGAACGCTTCCTGCGGTCCGCAGCCGGCCAGACGATGGAGCTGAAGCAGAACGTAAGTCAACTGGGGGAAGCTTTCGCTACAACATTGCTCCCGGCAATTAATGTAGTGGCTGGTGGTTTGGCTAAGCTATTTGGCGGCATTGGATGGCTGATTGAAAAAGTTCCTGCATTGGGATGGCTTATTGGAGCAATGGCGGTCGGTTTCGCTACATCAGGTATAGCTATTGGAGCTCTCACAGCCGCCACCTGGCTTTGGAATGCCGCATTAGCTGCGAATCCAATCGTTTGGATTATCGGAGCGGTAGCAGCGTTAGCTGTCGGCATCGCTCTATTGTGGAAAAACTGGGACAGAGTCTGGGGCTGGATAAAGCAAAGTGCATTGGCGGTCGGGAAAGTGCTTAAGAATATCTTCGATGCGACACCCATTGGAATGCTGGTTAAGGGCATCGGCTGGGTGGGCGACAGAATCGCCGGCATGCGCAGCCGTGAAGCCGTCGCCGGCGCAGCGGCCGCCGCGACCATCGCAGCCACGCCGCTCCCGGCCGCTGCTATGCCGCAAATGGCACAGCAGGCGTCCATGCAGTCTTCAATTACCGTTTCCGCGCCGATAACGGTTAATCCGGCCGCCGGACAATCTGAAGAGGATATCGGGCTGGCGGTTGCGCAGCATATCGAGCAGTCGCAGCGGACTGCGGAAGCACAGCAGAGAGCGAGGCTGTATGAATAAAACGCTGAGGGTTCCACTTCCTCTTTATGTCCGAATCCTTCGTGCAATCGGGTGCCTGCGCGTCCAGGTTGCCGGAATTGATCATGCAACGGATGAATGGATTTATACAACGCAGGCTCGGTGGTGGCATCCGCTTGTTTTGGCCTTTCTCCTATTCCTGCTTTTTTGCCGGATAGTTGACGCCTTCCGGATGCCGGTTGTTGAGCGGAGGGTATCAAATGGCTGAGTCCGTTATGCTCTGCATGAAGTCACTCGATGGAAAGGCCGAGTTTGTGTTCGGCATTAAAACCGCCGCGTATGACCGACTGCAGCGGACAACCAGCTGGAACTGGCCGGCACAGGAACGCGCCGGCCGCTCTCCGGCTCTGCAGTACACCGGCCCAGGTGAAGACTCTATTGATCTGGATGGAACCGTCTACACGGAAAATGCCGGCCTCGAACAGTTGAATGCACTGCGCCGGATGGGTGATTCGGGACAGCCTCATATCCTGGTGGACCAGTACGGAAACAACCTGGGAAAATGGTGCGTGACTTCGGTGAAAGAAAATCAGTCCGGGTTTTTCTGGGACGGTGCACCGCGTAAACAGGAATTCTCGGTGAACCTCTCTGCTTATGGAGAAGACGATGGCTGATGTGACGTACATAACCCGTGCTGACGATATGCTGGATTTGATCTGCTTTCGGCATTACGGCCACACGGTCGGAACCGTTGAAAAAGTACTGGCGGCCAATCAGGGGCTGGCCGCGCGCGGACCGGTACTGCCGAAAGGCGTTGAGATTCTTCTTCCGGATGTTGGCGTTCCGGAAACGAAAACGGCCGTGAAAGAAACGCTGATGCTGTGGGATTAAAATGAGACCCGATTTTAAAATTGAAGCCCAGGACAAGGACATCACGAAACTGGTGAATGACCGGTTGGTGTCGCTCTGCGTCACAGACGATGAGGGCATTACATCCGATCTGCTGGAGATCGTTCTGGATGACCGCGACAACCGGCTGATCATTCCGCCGGTGAATTCCGAACTAAAGGTCTGGCTTGGTTATAAGGGTGAAGAGCTGTTCTACCGAGGCCTGTTTGTTTTTGATGAACACGAACTGGATGGGAAACCGGATCAGGTGACACTGAGAGCCAAGGCGGCTCATGCCGGCAATTCAAAAACCTTTAAAGGCATGGAAGCGACGCTGAAAGAGCAGCGCACGCGCTCCTGGAGCGGACAGACTCTGGAAAGCATCGCCGGTCAGATCGCAACAGAAGCCGGGCTGACGTCGCGCGTATTTCCGGATCTCGGAAAGGAAGTAATTTCTCAGGTCGACCAGACCGCCGAGAGCAACCGGAACCTGCTGACCCGGCTGGCCCGTGAGCGTAACGCTGTATTTAAAGTGTCTGGCCGTTATCTGCTGTTTGTTCCGCGCGGACAGGACAAACGGTACAGCGGTGCAACGATTGAACCGGTCTATCTTTATTACGGCACAAAGCCAAAGTCTGCGAAGTATGCCTCTGCATTGACCAAGTGGCACCTGGTGAAATCGGAAAGCAACGCCTATCGCGGTGTACAGGCCAGCTGGCACGATATTGACCGGGCAGAACAGCTGTCTGTAATTTCCGGCGACAGCAACGGGCCGGTTAAAATCCTGAAGGGAAACTATCCCAATGCGGACGAAGCCGGCCGCGCGGCCGCTGCCGAGCTGGACCGGATTACACGCGGAAAATCAGCGCCTACTTTTACTATGCCTGGGCAGCCGCTGCTGAGTGCAGAAAGCATTGTGGAGGTGAGCGGCCTGCGTTCGGAGTTTAATGGTCAATGGACGGTTAAAAAAGCCGATCACCGTTATCGCAAAACAAGCGGGTATGTCACGGTGATTGACTGTGAGGTTCCGAACACTAAACGCGCATCAGCTGCAGTGGAGGCGGAGATATGAAACGTGGATTTAAACGGTGTTTAAAACTGCTGCTCTATCTGTTGTACCGGTGCGACCGGGAGTTGACGCAATTTGAGAAAATCAACGGCTGTACGGTCTGCGGCCGCTCTGGGTGCTGCCGGCACTTTCATAGGGAGGCACCTACGTTATGAGCGCTAAACGCAAACCGCTGGCTGTCGGGAATGAATATTATACCGGCTCGTCGAAGTCGCGCCGGTTCAGAATTTCCGAAGTCTGGTTCCGCGGACCGAATCCAGGCATCGCCGTTCAGTGGCTGAACATCGGTGGAGAGATTGACCGCGGCCAGTTTTATCTATGCCGCAATGCGGATGAGTTCTGGGAAATCAAGATATTCCAAAATGCCGTCGATGCGGAGGTTTCCGAATGAAAGAGAAGTTCTGGAGTATAGTTAATTTGAGTCAGCCTGGTGCACCGTTTGGCCTGCGAATGGTGATGTTCGACAGCCGTAACTCCGCCGTTGACGAAATGCTCCGCCTTCAGAAACGTTTCCCGCGTAATGAATTTTGTGTGATGGAAAGCGTGGCTGCCGCGCGTGAAGTTGCAGCCGGTGTATTTATAGAAGACCCGATAACCGATAACGGATAACCGAATCATGAACGGCATGCATAAAGATACCGGAAAACCGCTGAGCGGACTGGCGCACTTACGCCAGTCTATTGTGGACATTCTTTCGACGGCTCCGGAAACGCGCATCATGCGGCGTGATTATGGGAGCGATCTGTTCAACCTGATCGACGCCCCGCAGAATGCCGCAACGATGGCCCGATTTTATGCTTCGGTTGCTGTGGCTCTTGACCGCTGGGAACCGCGCTTGCGTTTAACGAAGGTCACGGCTGAAGGGTCGCAGTCTGGCGAGGTTATCCTGACTGTGCGAGGCTATTACCGACACAACGGAGAAGAGATTCAGCTGGAAGGCATTTCGCTTTAATGAACACCGTATTTACAGCCATAGACCTGAGCAAGCTGCCTGCCCCGCAGGTGGTTGAAGCGCTCGATTATGAAACGATCTTTAATGAAATGCTTTCCAGCCTGCGAACGCTCGATCCGGCCTTTAACGCAACGGTTGAAAGTGATCCGGTCTATAAAATTTTACAGGTTGCCGCATACCGCGAATTGCTGCTCCGCCAGAAAATGAACGACAAGGCGAAGGCGCGCATGCTGGCGTTTGCCATTGATGCCGACCTTGACCATATCGGCGCCTCGATGGCTGTACCTGTCGCCCGTCTCTCCGGAGAGAGCAACGATGCTTTCCGTGCGCGCCTTGTGCTGGCCCCGGAAGCCTATTCGGTCGCCGGGCCGATCGGTGCTTATATCTTCCATGCGCTTTCGGCCCACAGCGGCATCAAGGACGTCGCCGTATGGAATCCAGGCCTCGGCGGACGTGTGAACGTGGCAGTGCTTTCCAGAACTGGAAACGGTGCCTGTTACGGTGCTCGCATAAACCATCCTGCAGGCTACAACAACGGCGCGATCGCTATTGATGTGACAGATGTACTGGCTGATCTTTCCAATGGACAGGAACTTATTTTTGAAGGCGGTGCTGTATTTACACTTAACGCCGACTGTGCTGCCGGCTCTACAACACTCACTGGAAGCTTGGTCGGTTCGCTGGTTGATGGAGAACGTGCCGGCATTCTCCCGTTTGTCCAGGATGCTCTTGATCCTGAAACACATATTCCTCTCTGCGACACCGTCGAGGTCATGAGCGCCGAGATTATTGAATATGCGGTTGCGGCACAGCTTACGATTTATGGCGGCCCGGATGCCGGAACGGTCCGCAACAATGCGCTCGCCGCCGTGCAGGCGTATGTTGCCGCGCGGCACAAATGCGGAAATGACATCACACTATCCGGTCTACTGGCTGCACTGCACGTCGAAGGTGTGCAAGAAGTGAATCTGGTTTCGCCGGCCGCGCGCATCGAAGTGGATCCTGGACAGGCCGCATACTGCACCGCCATTAACGTCTCAGTTGTGGGGAGGGATGAATAATGGTTACCCGTGCTGACAGATCGCTGCTCCCCGGCGCTCCGCACTCCGGAGCAGACCGCGCACCGAAAGGCAGCTATGCCATAGACATTGCCGCGAGCCGGGCATTCAACCTGGATCCGCAGGTTCTTGCCGATGTAACGGATCCGGATATCTGTCCGGCCGTCGTGCTCCCGTTTCTGGCGTGGGCCTATTCGGTCGATGAGTGGCCGGCTGGCGCAACCGAAGACGAAAAGCGCGCCATCATCAACGCCTCGATTGCCGTACACCGGCGCAAAGGAACTCCGCAGTCAATACGTGGAGTGCTGACTGCTGCAGGTTATGGCGATGCGGAAATTTATACCGGCGGCGAGCAGCCGCGCTATAACGGCGAAATCGCCTTTGACGGCTCTGTTTATTACGGATCAGCCCAATCATGGGCGGACTGGTGGATTATAATTGCGAACTCTGATCCGCTGCCATCGGACGAACTGGTTTCTCTTTTGGTGCAGACTGCACCGGCACGCTGCCGACTGATCAGTGTCGGTTACCAGCAATTATTTTTCCGATACAACGGCCTGTTTCGTTACGACGGAACCCGCCACTTTGAAAAAACCTACACGGAGGCAGCATAATGGCAAACTTGGTACCAACCCCCCAAAAAAGCAGTGTTTATCAAATAGAAACCAGCGACCTTGTCCTCGGAGGTCCGGGCGGCGTAGCCAACCAGCAGGCGCAGCAGCTCCTGAATTATATCGCCTGGTTAGAGCAGCGGCTCGGCTTTCAGAGAGTCGAAGAAAAAACCGGCTGCACGGATGCCTGCGAGCTGACCGAAACGCCGGTCGATAACGCCGTAGTCTTGTGTTACGTCAACCGGTTGCCCGGCTTTGCCGGCAAAGATTTTACCCGCGCCGGGAAAGCCATCACCTTTACTCCGGCGGTAAAGGCCACAGATGAAGTGATTTTTATTTATTAACTTCAACCGGAGAAACCCATCATGAAAAGCATTTTAAGTTTGGTCGTCGTTCTTATTGCGAGTGCAGCCGTTACTGTACAGGCCGTGCCGAAAACCGTTGCTGAACAAGTGGCGGTGAATCCAGCCAACATCAGCATTTCTTCTAAGACCAACGTGCAGGGTGTGCTGGAGGATATCGACAAGAATCTCGCTGCCTTCATCAAGCATCGGCCGCCATATTATGCGGTTAAGATCGATCAAAGCGGATGGGCAACAACTCCAGCCGCGTTTACGAATATCCTGAGTTCGTACAACCTTCCCACGTTCGGGTCGATCATAGAGCCGTCCACTGCCAACAGGTATTACGATTCGTCCAACTCCATATCGTTTTTCATGAAGGTATTTGCCGCAAGTCCCTGCACCAATAATTTGAAGCTCTT